CTTGTAAAACCAGAGGTCGGTGATTTTTATTTATTTCCTAGCTGGATGATACATCAAGTGTATCCATTTAGAAGTGAAGGCGAAAGAAGATCGATGGCATTTAATGTTCATCTTACATTAGAAAAAGCAACGAAAGGTGTAAATGTATAGCAGAGACCACACTAGGTGGGATAAGCCAGCTAAAAACTTACGTTATAAATGTGATAAGAAAGACTTCCACCGCAAGCGGTGGGAAGATCTAACTATTAAGGAAAGAGATTATTGGCGCGGTCGTGTTCAACAATGGGATCAAGACAAACGCTACGCGGAACAACTTAGACACTCTTCGTCTTCGTCATAATTTGTAACAAATACTTCTCGCGGTGTAGTTTTATATTCTACTTCGTCAGCACATTCACAAAACTTTTTTGATTCTAATTCTTGTACTCTACCTTGTAGGTAGACAATAATATCCTTTAATTCTTTTTCTGTCATTCTATCTCCTTTGTTTTGAGGGTAAGCTTCTAGCTATACACCATAACAAAGATAGATTTCAACATCTTTTATTTTTGGGATAATTTATCACCGATCGCCCATAACATGAGCGCGATAAACCCTAGTAATCCCGTGATGATAAAAAGTAGTCCTATAATCCAAATCATTGTCAACCGTTACTTCCCGTTACTTACGTAATTTCTTTCATGGTTTTCGCCATGGCATTAGCTCTGTTTGGTGTTTGCTTTGCCCACCGTGAATCTAGCATCTCGTAACTCGCGCCAATGTAATTCTTTTCTGCTAGTGCTTTCCACATGTTACGGAACTTTGATACACCGTTCTTGCCCAGCTGAAATACCATCTCGACAATTATTTCTTGCGCTATCTCGTCGATGTCTGTGCAATCATGTTCTTCTTTTAGTTCTCTTGCTCCCTTAATTGCGTTTTGTAGATCGTCAAGTAATATGTCCATTAAAAATTTTTCATCGTACTCTTTATCGTCTTCCCAAAAATCTTCGACGCAAAGATGACCAACGCCCACGGTCCGCTTACCAAGTGTGTCTAGGTATACCTTATTACGATAGCCCTCGTGTTTTTTTACTGATTCTAATAATCTATCCATGTTCATAGTTTTTATAATCTCCTTTTAAATATGTTATCGTTCTAACCCAACCTGTTGGTATTGCGATATGTCTGCCACCTTCTTTGTCGCCATCGAACTCTGAATAATCTGCCATGACTATAGTTTTCTTTTCATCTTTAAACATGAGCCAACCAACCGAGTGACACATGGCTAGTCGTTCTTTTTGTATGTCTTCAAGAGAGTGCCAACCTGTTTGTCCGTCTTTGGCATCGTACCACGTAACAAGGACCAATGGCTTATTCATGTTATCCCATGTACTCCTAATAAGTTGACACGTCAAGAATAAAATGATAGTAACGGGTAGTAACGGTTGACAGCGAGTCGACGAAGGAGAAAGAATGACAGATGAAAAAAAGCAGTTAATAGCTGAAGAAATATACTTTAAATTTATGGATTTTATTGATGATTCTACCGTGAAAGAGTTTATAGAGGACGACCCAGACACGAAGAATCCTTATGCAACACGGAACACGGTTAAGGGTTATGAATTGTATAGTTCAATAGAATTAATATTAGATAAACATTTTGTAGAAACAGAGATAAAAAAAGAAGAATCAAAATTATGGACACCATGGACAAAATAAATAAACCAGACTATTATAACTTATCGAAACCAAAGAAAGTTGAAGAAACGACCAAGAGAAAGTGTTTAATGTGCAATAAACACGCACCAATGACCAAGTTTCAACGGTATTGTAGTGTAAATTGTAGGACTAGAGCAACAAATACTACGAGATATTTGTAATGTTTTTAATAATATATTGGAAAATAGTTATTCTTGTTCTAGCGTTGAGTTTTCTGTTAAGTCTTCTATAACTTCTATTTCGCCATTTACAATATTGTGATCGCGTATTTCTTTTAATTTTGCTTCAAGTTCTGGTCTTGACATATTATCTAAAGACGCGGTTACAACCTCTTTACGATCTACATAAAACCCTGCAAGTTGACCGCGACGATATTCAGCTTGGACCGCTGGTCCTACTTGACCATTGGTAACGGCAATATCTCTTAATCTAGCGAGTTCGCGAGAGTGTTTAACAAAATCTATTTTACTTGCTTCGGCGTATTCTCGTTGTAAGTTTTCGATTGCCTCTACAACTTTAGGAAAGTATTTTGGATTACGAAGATTACAAGCTTGTGATACAGCAGACTTTTCAGAATACCCAGCTTGTTTTGCACATTCTGTGGCTGTCAATCTCCCATTTTCTTTTACAAATATCTCAACAAATGCTCTTTGTTTAGGACTCAAACTATCGTTCTTTATCTTAGGCATATTTTATTTTAATACACTTTTTCATTTTTGTATAGATTATTATTATTATAATATATTATATATATTTTTTATTTTATATTGAGAAATCACATCTGTGAGGTTACGTCTGGTTACGTCTGGTTACGTGGGGGTTGTAACCCTATTAAGCTATGTTTTTCAATAAGTTAAGTGCAAGGTTACGTGGTTACGTCAGTTTTGTAAAAAATTAAAAAAACTTTTTTAAATTCTGTGTAAAAATATTATACAAAAACTATTGACTAATATAATAATGGGATTATATAGGATAGTGTACAGGCGACGGAGTTATTCGGATAAGTCCTGTGCAAATAGTGGGCTAAAACTCATTAACCGAGATAAAAATAAAACCTACTGTGGAAAGCCTTGTTATAGAGTGAGCTACCACAAACTTGGGGCGAAAGAGTGTTTGTAAAAATAGATCGAGTAGCCCTAGTTGAAAGGAAAACTATGAGTAGCATTGTATATAAATCTGGTAGTTATGTTTCTGTGCCAATGTCAGAAAACTTATTTTGGAATAGAGTTGGTTGGCTTCGTCATGCTATGCTCACGGCGGAAAATTTCGAGTTTAGATTACTATACTTTCATAAACTACAAGACTTAATGAAATTTGTTCCATAATGTTCTTGACAACTTATTATTCCCATGCTAATGGGAATAATATAATTTTTAACAGAAAGGAAAAATTATGAACAAAGATGATATAAGATTAAATAAATCTAAACGCGATGCAATTAAGTTAGCTTGGCGAGATGTTGTTTTAAAACAAACACCAACTGCTAAAGATGAGGATTTGCGTAATGCTTGTGATAACTTTAGAAACCTAGAGAAGTCAACGTGGGATTCTGTAATCAAACCAACTGTTGAAAGGTTTTATCCTCAATCAGATATGAAGATACTTAAAAAGTATTCTAGGGGTAGTAATTATGGCACGTTTGCTGAGTGGGATAATTGTTTTTATTTCAAACCAACTTTTGAAGATAGAAGTGAGGTACAGTTTAGGTGGAATTATGATGGTCAAGATATGACAGCATTATACTATGATGATATTATGAATCTTGGTGGTAATCCTAACCTTGAAATAGAATATGAAAATAGAGATCCAAGTCCTAAATTTTATGAGCAAAGAGAAAAACTAACAAATATCTTAAGGGATAATCTGAAAGTTCCTCGTTACAGTAGTTATACTATAGACAGATATTCTGGTCATGAGATTGATGATAGTAGTGTTGATCGCATGGAGGGATTTGCTATGTTAGTTCCAAGCACAGGGGGTTGCCATAGTAGAGTAATGATGATTGATAGTGAGAGTGATTGGCAACTTTTACGAACATACAATAAATCAAGATCAACCATGATAAATGCTCAACGCGACGTTTTCAAAGAAAAGAATACGTTAATAAATGATATGAACATGGTCATAGATCAATCCAAGTTTTTGAGTGAGGTAAAACCTTATTGGGAAGATATTGAATTGTGTGTAAACTTTGACGATCAGAATATTGGTACTGCTATCTCAATCGTTTCAGAAGAAACAAAAGATAGATTAAAAGAAAGTGCCAAACTACGACAAGCACATAGAGAAATGTTGGCGGTGGTAAAAACA